GCTCCTGCTGGCGCTTCTGATTTATGCCCGTCTTCGGCACACCTACGGTCTGGATCGCGTTGATGAACGTCTTCAACAACGTCGCGGTCGCGCAGGCGATCACGGCGACGCTGAACTTCATCGCGGTGACCGCGGCCTCGATGGGCGCGAGCAAGCTGCTCCAGAAGAAGCCGCCGGGCTTCGGGGACGCCTCGCTAGCAGACCGCACGCAGATGGTGCGCTCGCCGGTATCCGCGCGGCAGATCATCTACGGCGAGACGCGGGTCTCTGGCACGATGGTTTACATCTCCACGACCGGCACGAAAAACGAGTACCTGCACCTTGTCATCGCGCTGGCCGGGCACGAGGTCGAGGAGATCGGTGACGTTTACTTCAACGACGAGCTCGCGCTGACCGGCGCTGGCTCCGCGGCCAGCGGGCGCTTCGCGGGCTACGCGGAGATCTACAAGAAGCTCGGCAGCGACACGCAGACCGTCGAAACCAATCTCCAGACCGCGACCTCCGGCCTGACGAACGGCAAGTGGACGAGCAACCACCGCCTGCGCGGCATTGCTTACCTGTACGTCCAGCTAACGTGGAACGAGGAGATCTGGGTAGGCGGCATCCCGAATGTCTCCGCGATGGTGAAGGGTAAGAAGGTGTACGACCCGCGCACCGCGACGACCGCTTACTCGGCCAACGCCGCGCTTTGCCTCCGCGACTATCTGACCGACACGCGCCTCGGGATGGCGATGGACTCGAGCGAGATGGATGACACGGCCTTCACCGCCGCGGCCAACATCTGCGACGAGCAGGTGCAGATCCTCCCGTCGTCGCCGACGACCTACGAGAACCGATACGAGGCGAACGGCGTGCTGTTCACGAGCGCCTCACCGGACGAGAACATCGGCAAGCTGCTCTCCGCGATGGGCGGGCTGATCGCGTACAGCGGCGGCAAGATCGTTCCCTACGCGGGCGGCTACCGAATCCCGACCGTGACGTTGAGCGAGGGCGACTTCGCGGGCGCGGTGCAGATTCAGACGAAGACCTCCGCGCGCGACCGGGTGAACGCGGTCAAGGGCGTCTTCGTCTCGGCCAAGTCTGAATGGCAGCCGACCGACTTCCCGCCGCTCGTCTCGTCCACGTATTACGCCGAGGACGGAAACATCCGCTACTACCGCGACGTGGTGCTGCCATTCACAACCTCGAGCTCCTGCGCCCAGCGCCTCGCGCGCATCGAACTGCGCCGCGCCCGGCAGGAGATCACGATGACCGCGCGGTTCAAGCTCGACGCGATGCAGCTGCGGGCTGGCGATACCGTGATGATCACGAACGCCAAGTTCGGCTGGTCGTCGAAGGTCTTCGAGGTGATGGACTGGCACTTTGCCAGCGATGGCGAGCCGCCGCAGCTGGTCGTCGAGATGACGCTGCGCGAGACGGCGAGCGCGGTTTATGACTGGGATGTGAGCGACGAGATCGAGATGGCGACGGCGCCGACCACAACGCTGCCGAATCCGTTCGCGCTCGACGCACCGACCAACCTTTCGCTCGTCGCCGATGGCACGACGCAGCTGGTGCAGGCGGACGGAACCGCGCTGCCGCGCATCAAGGTCTCGTGGTCTGCGCCCGCCGAGCAGTTCATCCAAGCGGGCGGGTCAGTCGGCATCGATTACAAGGAGAGCACGAGCACCACATACCTCACGTGGGCAACCGTGCCGGGCGACCGGACGCTCGAGTACATCTCGTCCGACGTTAAGATCGGGCTCACGTACAACGTCCGCCTTTACGGTCTCTCCTACTTTCAAGTCGCGACGAGCTACGTCACGGCGACGGTCAACGTGCAGAAGGACACGACCGCGCCTAACCCGCCGAGCTCGCTCACCGCGAACGTCGGCACGGGCCGCGCCGTCTCGCTCGATTGGGCGGACAATACCGAGGCCGATCTCTCTGAGTATGGCGTGTACCGCAACACGACCAGCGTCACTCCGGCCAACGCGAACACCGACAAGATCGCCGAGGTCCGAGCGTCGCGCTTCGTCGACACCGAGGTCGCGACCGGCACGACGTATTACTACTGGGTCACCGCTTACGACTTCCTCGAGAACGTGAGCGGCTTCTCGAACCGCGCGCAGGCAATCGCGACCGGAGTCACCGCTGGCTCGGTTGACCTAACGCCTCCGAGCACGCCCAGCGCGCCGACGTTCTCGAGCGAGACCACGTACATTTCGAGCGATGGGACTTCGCTCGCACGCATTACGATCACCGCTCCCGCAATGCCGACCGGAGGGGCTTTGCTCTCGATCCTCTTCCGTCGCTCGGGCTCTAGCGAGTGGCAGATTGGCGACCTTGTCGGCAGCGGCTCAATCGCGGTCTCCATCGACGACCTCACGCCGGGGCAGGCTTACGAGTTCGCCGCGCGCGCGATCAGCAACTTCGACGTGCCGTCGTCGGTCTCTGCGACGCTTTCGCGTACGGCGCCTTCAAACACGACGGCGCCAGCCGCTCCCACGAGCGGCTCGGTAAATGCCAACGCATCCACGATCCTCAGCTGGAGCGTTTCCTCCATTTACTTTTCGGCCCGCGCTCAATGGACTTTTTCAACAGACCAAAAGCGCGTGGCGTATTACGAGGTTAAGTCGACCACAACTAACAGCGACGGCGCGACTGACTACATCTGGTTTTCCTCGACCGGCGGATCTGCGCTTTACCAAACAGCCGAGAACTTTTTCGACTACTATCGCACCACCCCGGCATCGGGTCACGTTCGAGTGCGCGCGATCGACTTAAACGGCAATGCGAGCTCGTGGCTTTACTGCGGCGATCTCGTGACCGTGGCTCAAGCGATGGGCGGCAATATGGCATTGCAGTCCAGCAGCAACGTAACGACCACCGGAATTAAGACCGGCAGCGGCGCGAGCGTGCGTCAGGTGAATGTCGTTTACGAGACCAACGAGGTGATCGCTATCGCTGGCGGCGGCACAAGCGAGGACGTGCAGATTGGCATCAGCGGCCGCGGGTTCTCCACTAAGCCGGACGAGGGCATCGTCGTCGTCGAGGACGTTCTCTACGCGGGATTCTACGACAGCCAAGCGGCCGCGTCGACTTCGACAACAGCCATCGTGACGATCTTCCGCAACGACGGCGGAACTCTGGCCGCTGGAAACCTTAGACTGTCGGGCCGCTTTACGGACTACTCCTGACCTATGGCTCTTCAAAAATCCTTCACCCTTCCGAGCGGCGTCTCGGGCAACTACATCCGCTTAACCGCGCATCGCTGGGACCGGCAGGCGCGCGAGGCGGTCGCGTGGTTCTCCCTCTACGTGGACGCGGCCGCGGCCTCAAGCGGCAAGGCACCGCTGACGCCGTGGATCGCGAAATTGTGGCTGACCGGCGCAAAGTTTGATCAGTACCTGAGCAACCCCGACCTCGAGTCGCCGGGCGTGCTCGCGCAACTCTACGCCGCGGCGAAGGCCGAGCCGATTTCCTGCGACTTTGGCAGCGATGCCTTCGCCGACGCGCTCGACGTTTAGCGCAAAAAAGATTCCGCCTAAGTCGTTGCCCGCGCGCGCCTTGCGGCGTGGCCGCGGAGAAAGTGCGGTTTGAGCTTCGTTTCGCCCCGCGATCTGCTACCTTCGGGGCGTGATCAACAAACGCTCCATTAACGCCGCGCTCAAACGCGCTGGCCTTCCGGTCGAGATTCAGAACCACGGTGACGGCGTCTCGTACTTCACCTCCACGCTGACCGGCGGTCAGGTCGGCGAGTCGGTGCTGGTTTGCTATCTGAAGCAGCAATCAATCGAGGGCTGGGTTTCCGACGCGCGTTTCGCGCTGAAGCAGGAGGGCGCGTCGTGATCCGCGCCGCTCTCCTCCTCGCCCTTGCCTCGGCCGCGCACGCCGCGCCGCCGGAGGAGTTCTGGCAGGCGCTGCATCACGTCGAGACCAGCGGCCGCACGGGCGCTATCGTGGGCGACGGCGGTCGCAGCCTAGGGCCGCTGCAATGCTCGCGCGCTGCGTTCGTGGACAGCCGCGTGCCGGGGCGCTACGAGCAGGTGGCCGACCTCGCGTTTGCGCGTCGCGTTGCTGAGGCGTATCTTAAGCGGTATGCGCCGCAGGCGTGGGCCGAGGGCAACGTCGAGGTGCTCGCGCGGACGTGGAACGGCGGACCGGCGGGCGCGCGTAAGAACGCGACGCTGCCTTATGCGGCGAAGGTCAAGGCGGCGATGGAGGGCAAGCGGTGACGAACAAGCCGAAGCGCCCGCAGGGCGTGATGAAGAACACGACCGGCGGCGGGCACTCCGCGGCGCGCTACACCGGCACGCACGGCGTTGCCGAGCGGAGCGGTCAGTACGTGTACATTCGCGGCGAGGGCTGGCTGCGCTGGGCCGACATCGCCCGCGACGTAGCGCGCGGCCACCGCGAGTTCATCGCGAGACGCGCAATCGCCGGGCACTACCTCCCATCCTTCGAGTCGCGGCAAGCGGCCGAGGCCGCGGAGCACGCCGCGAAGCGCAAAGCATCTCCTACCCAATGAACGATCAAATCCTAGCCGAACTCATCACGATCCGTCAGCTGCTCGAGCGCGCCATCGCTGCGCCTCCGGCCGCTCGTCCTGCTGCGCCTGCTCCCGCAGGGCAAGTCGCGATCCCGCAGCCGTCGAAGCTTGTCGCCGATCCCGGCAGCGTGTGCGTCCACTTCGGCAAGAACGACGGCCAGCCGTTAAGCTCGCTCGGCGACAAGTCGGTTGAGTGGTACGCGACGCCGAAAGAGCCGAGGCTCGGCAACAACGGCAAGCCATTCCCTCCGCGTCCGGCCGACGAGCAACTGGCGAACGCTGCGCGGCAACTCTATCACCAGAAGCGCGGCACGCTTGTCGGCAAACCGCCAGTCGCCGAGATGAACTTCGTGCCGGGCTCCGCGGCGCCCGACATCGACGAGAACGTCCCCTTCTAAAGACTTTGCCCGGCGCCGAGAAATCCCAGCGCC